TCGAAATTCCGGATTCTCTCTTCGTCTTCGCCGTATGCACGCTCGGCAAGGTCGTCCCACTCCTGGTCGTTCTGCGGAGACACGTCCGGGTAACGGCCGCGCAGCCTTTCCCGGTACTTCGGCATCTCGGGGGCCGCGGTGGTTTTAGTTTCTTCTTTCTCGGGCATAAGATTGCGTTTATAATACAGGCCGAAAATACTTGCTTCCCAACTTTTACGATTCACAATTTGTGAAAACCAAATGGTTTTTTTATTTTTGCATCGGTTAGTGACTCTTCTCCCGCTTTTGCCGTGGGTAAATACCGAACAGGCTTCGGAAGCAACAGCGAGATAGTGACCTTCTTCTATTCGATATTCGGCCACAGAATCCGTCAAGGAGTCGAAGCGGGCCAGGCAAGGAAGGAGGCATACGATGCCGTGTCACTGAGATACGGGATTAGCCGTGGCCGCCTCCTTAACATCATCACCGAACAAAATAATTCTCAAAATGTGAATGTATCAGCGTTCCGTGAAAACGTCCTTACGCTTATCGAGAACGTCAATTCGGCGAACGAAGAGATAAGAATAACACTATCTCGCAACGAAGAATTGTTATCACTTCTGAAAGACTGTCTGGAGTATGTCGATAGATAGAGAGAAAATCAAGGAGATGCTCCGCGAGGATAGGGCGAGGCGAAAGAAATACTTCCGAGTTTACGACCCGGTTCTGGGGGACGAACTTGGCGAGGTTGTCCCCCGTTCTTTACTGACCATCGAAGAGAACGAATACTGGGTTCCGAATGAAATGCTCGCGGACCCGTTCGTCAAGGCTTATCTCAAGTATAAGGGGGCAAGCGGGTTGCTCAAGGCTACGGGGCAATACGATAACGAGGAAAACCGAAGGCTGGTTGTAGAAAACCTGTTCGACCTGCGCTTCAAATACGACTTCGAGTTCTGCGCAGCGATGACCATCAAGATCCAGGACAAGGAGACGAAGCGGCCAATCCCCCTCATCCTCAACGAGGGCCAGCGCATCCTTATCGGCGAGTATGAACGGCAGAGGCTCGCAGGCGTACCCATCCGCGTTCTTCTTGTAAAGGCCCGGCAGTGGGGCGGCTCCACCGCGACGCAATGCTATATGTACTGGCTCCAGAGATACTGGTTCGAGAACTGGCACTCCTGTATCGTTGCGCTCGACCAGACGCAGGCCGTGAACATCCGGACTATGTACAAGAACCTCATCGCAAAACTCCCGCGATGGAGCGACCCCGTCACCTTCAAGCGATTTGAAGGCACGGAGCTCATCCGCATCATGCCCGAACGCGGTTGCCGTGTCCAAATCGGTTCCGCCCAAAAGCCTGATGCCCTCCGTTCCTTCGACTTCTCACTGGTACACATGTCCGAGGTCGGTCTTTGGAAAGATACGCAGGAGGCTCGCGGCGACGACGTTGCGATGGCCCTGTACTCGACCGTGCCGGACGTGCCGGGAACTATGATTGTGATGGAATCCACAGCAAAGGGTGTCGGAAACTATTTCCACAGGCAGTACCTCGCGGCCCTCGATAACAAGAAATCCGGCACCATCGGAATCCGTCCGGTATTCGTCGCGTGGTATGTTGATGCCAGGTACACGCGGAAATACACGTCCCGGTACAAGAATGCCGACGAGTTTATCGCAACATGGACGGAGTACAACTGGTGGCAATGGGAGCAAGGAGCGACGATTGACGGGATCTTCTGGTATAACCACTTCAAGAAGTCGCACCATTGGACCGACTTCCAAATGAAGTCCGAGTACCCGACAACGGCGGAAGAAGCGTTCCAGACCAAGAGCGGACGTTACTTCACGGACGACCTGCTTTCCTGGCTCCAGAAGAATGTCCGCCAGCCGAAGTTCATCGGCGACATCCGTGGCGACGCGACTGTGGGCGATAAGGTGATGGACAACGTGAAGCTCTATCCGAACGATGCGCTACAGTCAGAGGTGCTGAAAATATGGATACAACCTACGGACCAATCCCCGGAGGGGAAGAAAGTGAAAAACCGATTCCTCGTCACCGTCGACGTCGGCGGACGCGGATATCGCGCCGACTGGTCGGTCATATCGGTTTTCGACAGGATCTCCATGGCCAGCGAGTTCGGAGCCCTGGAGCGGGCCGCACTTTGGAGGGGGCATGTCGATCCGGACCTTCTCGCGTACAAGGCCGCCCAAATCGCGCACTATTATGACGACGCCCTCCTTGTCATAGAGTCCAACACCTACGAGACCAAAAACCGCAAATCCGACGACGCGGCCGTTTCTGAGGGAGACCATACGTACACCGTACTTGATACGCTCGGCGGAATCTATGAAAACCTATACCGAAGGCGCACAACCCCGGACAACACGCGCGACAAGGAGACCCGTCACATCGGATGGCACATGAACAAGCAGACGAAATACATGGCCTACGATGATTACACCGTCCGCATCCGCGAGGGAGACTACATGGAATACTCCCAGGATGCGGCAGACGAAGCCATGTGGCTGATGAACGCGCCGGGTGGGAAGATTGAGGCCATGGAAGGGACGCACGATGATATTCAGGACACCACCGCGGTCGGCTGCTACATCGCGTTCGGCGGGATGGAACCGGTGAAAATATTGGAGGACGCCCCTCGCAGGGCATCCTCCGTAACACATTCGCACACGGGCGGTGAATCAACCTTCTAACTGGATAGGTTGCTCACGACACTCTTTTTCTTGAGCTGGAACAGGCGCTGCTTGAGCTTGAACAGCTCGGCGACAAAACGCTCGGCGCTGATCTTGAAGAAGTCAGGGTTTACGATAGTGGAGTAGACTTCCTTGAGCGTACCGTGCTTGATGCAGTTGTACAGGCTCGCGTCCACCATCGTCAGCACATTCTCGTTGTACGCGCCGTTATCCTGGAGGACGAACTCCACATAGGAGCCGGCCGTAATCCCATGGTCCGTGTCCGCCGCCTCGGTAACATCGTCATCGAATGCGGAAGAAATGGCGTTCGTAATTTTGATCATGGACTCGTAGATGTCCGGCAGTGTCGCACGGACACACACCGTCACAAGGTCCTTCTCGTCGTCGCTGATGGCGAAGTCATCCGTCAGCGCATTCCCGTCCTTGGTGGACAGGTTCTTGGACATGTAGTTGGACATGAGGGAGACCTCGTTGAAGAGGACGTCCCGGTTGTAGAGAAACTTGATTCTTGCCGGTTCGGCCCCGGACGCTGCAATTCTTACATACATAAGGCAGTTATAGATGATGGTTAATACTCAGAATGGTCTTCCTCCCACAGGACGCTCGATGCAGTGCCTGCGGTAGTTGAGGATTTGTCGGATCTGTTGCTTCTCCACCTCGCTCCCGAAGTCCGTACCGCGTCCGTACCATTTTTCCAGCACCTTCGCGATGATGAACTCCAGGCAGTGGGACGATAGCGCCTGCACAAGGTCCGACTCATGGTTGTCGGTCATCGCGAGCGTATAGGTCGTTGTGATGAACCCGGTCTCCTCGTCACGGGAGTTGTTGATCCCGCCGCCGTAACGGGTAGTGCGTTTCGCAAGAAGGGCGGAGAGTTCTGCGAGGGAAAGCCGGTAGTAGCGTTCAAAGAAGGCACGGTCATCGTCTGTGATGACACTGCCATCGTCCTTGGGAATCGCCTCCGTCCGCTGGTACGAAGCCATGAGGGATTCGTCGGTAACGCGCTCAAAGACCTCACTCTCGCGGAGTGTTATGGTCCAAAGGTTCGTAATTGTTCTATCTATTTCCATGTCTTACCTCCTTTATCTTTGTGCGAAACGGGTTGTTGCAGCCATCCGTGCGGGGTCCACCTCGGGAAGCGAGGATTGTATATCTGCTATCTGCTGCTCGCTGATACCCTGCCCGGACTGGACCTGCGCCTGCGCCTGGGAGAGTTTTCCGAGAAGGTCCTGACCGAAGGGAACACCCATCTGCGCATACTGCTGAATGGTAGCGGCACCGCCCATGAGCAGGTTAGCGATGAGCTGTTCGTGGAAAAGGCGCACGACGGACATGTCCATCGAACGGCGGACCGCGTTCTTGAGCTTGTACTTCCGCACCTCGTCAGCATCGTAGAACTTCGCCTCCTCGCTTGCGCCGTCCGGCGCCGGGGAGTAACCGGAAGGCATGAACTGCTGAATGATCTGAAGAATCTTGTAGTCGCGCTGTTCGATAAACCACGCATACGCCTCGGAGTAGTCCAGGACGTTTATCTGCGAGTTGTTCACCTGCTGGCTATAAAGGGATGCCGGGGTTCCCGCAGACGGGGCCCTCCCCTGCATGGCCCCCTGCACACCGGAGATGTCCATCATCAGTTTCATCATCAGGTTCACCATCTCGAACTGGCCGATGTTCACCTGGTGCCCGGCGAGTTGTACGGGGACCTGCGCACCGTCCTTGAGCTTGAGCTTGATGACGCCGCGGTACTTGACCCACTCCTCGGCGATGTCCTCGATGTCCATGTCGTCCGTGAGGCTGTTCTCGTCCACGATGAGGACGCCCTGCTGGCTGGCGGACATGGCGAAGTCGAGGTTGATGAGCATACGGTTTATCATCCGCTGCTGGTCGATCAGGTCGTAGACCATGCCGTACACCTGTCCCTGGAACAGAGGGTAGAACTTGGCGACGTAGGAGTGGCTGTTGTGTTGGTAGGGGTTCTCGGCCGTCCACAGGATATGCCCCCACGGGGATAGATGGTAGTACACCCATCGGCGGACGTACTTCTTTTCGTAAACGAGTTTCAACTGGAAGGCCGGGTCGTCGTAGTCAACGCCCATATCCCTCGCCATCTTCTTTCTGCGGGTTATCTCCTCGACGATTTCCTTCTCCTTGTCGGGGTACTCCCGTGTAGAGTAGGTCTCGTAGGAAGCGTCTGCGTAGTCGTGGACTGTAAGGTCCCAGAATCCCTCCATCCGGCAGACACGGATTACCCGGCAGTTTCCGTCGCTGGCCGTACCGAGGAAGGTCTTCGCCGCAGGGTTGGCTTGGACGAAAGACTGGTACATCACCGGGAGAATGTGGCTTTCGTGCTGGTAGATGTTCTCAATAGCCTGCTCCTGCGCCCTGTTGTGCGCATAACAGCTCTTTACCTCGTCCAAGGGTATATCCACGAAGTCTCCGCAGAAATGCACGTCCTTCCCAGCCACATCCACCGCATCCGGGTTCTGGAAATAGCGATGGTAGTCTATCGACTCGAAATGCGGCATCGGCTTGCGGAGCACCGGATCGTATGCGTAGCCCGTATTGTAAATGCCGGCGCCCGTAACGAGGAAGGACTCATACTCACGCGCGTCCCGCTCCCAGGAGTCGTTGTAGCGCAGCACGTCGTTGAGCTTGACGCTCATCTGGTCCGCAGCCTTCTGTCCGCCCTCGTCGCTCGAATAAATCATGGACTTGTACGGAGCGTCCCGGTACTGGCCAAGGACATTACGCACGATCGGTCGGATGAGGTTGTGCTTGAGCGCAGGACGTCCCTGGCTCTTGATGTACTCCTCCTCCGTGATTCTCTTGACGCACCCGCAGCGGTCCTTGATTTCCACGTAGTCTCCCCACTGCTCGCCTTTATAGTAGCGGGCACTTCGGTCCGCCTGCTTGCAATAGGACCACATGGCGTCCTTGCATTGTCCGGCGTAGGTGATGATGTCCAGGGAGTCCTTCGTGCAGACGAACTCGTCCCCGGTGAGCTGGGCCATACCGTCGATACCCTTGCGTGTCTTCGGCTTCGGGGTCCGGCCCGCCCTTGAGCGCAAGACCCTTATGTCTGTTTCAGTTACTCGTTTCATATGCTCTATTTGCCATATTCATAGTCCATCAATTTTTCCGCGAGTTCGGCCTCGGCGTCATAATACAGATGCCACGCCTCCTGCACACGAAGCGACATCTCGGCTTTCGCGGACTTCTCGTCGGCCGTCTTGCCCGGCATCTTCGACCACTGTTCACGGAGCTCCTTCCATTCCTTCTTGAGTGTATTGACACCCTTCCTTTCGATTTCCTCGGACTTGTACCACTGCCCCGCTTTCTCTCCCCTGGTGTACTGCATCATCTTGTACTGGTTGTTCATGCCGTCGCGGTACATCTTGCCGAGCTGATAGTCGTTACTATCAAGCATCCGGCGGATCTTCGCCTTCTGGATGACTGTGACACCGTCCCGCTCGTAAAGGGATTCGGGATTGTCATAAAGGATGGCAGATGTCACCTCGTCCGTGCCGAGGATGGAGTTCATCCTCCTCACGTTCCCCTCGGAGATGTCCTTGTACTCGCGGAGCGCGTTCTGCGACGTGGAGTTGCTCCTGTCCTCGTCGATGTGTCCCGTGAATCCGCTGAAGAACGGAACGTTGTCCCAACGGAACGGGCGCTCCGGATCGTCTCCGATAAGGCCGAACAGGACCTTGGACACGTCCTCTGCCGTGCGGAAGAATCCGCCACCGTAGTTGTTCATGAAGTCCCGGACAAGTCCGGGTGCTATGTCAACGGAGCCGTTGGTCTGCTCGGCGAGCCACTGGCAGGCATTCACGATTCCCTTCGGGGTGCTTGCGTATGCGCCCTGGGACTTCGGGACGGTCTTGCTGAACGGGTTCTCTTTCCAGAGGGGACGCCCCGTGTAGTCGCGGTTGGTAGCCCAATCCACGAAGAACATACCTGCATCGGGAGCCACGGCACGGAGAGCCGCATCGCCGAAGTTCCCGTTCCCGGTATAGCCCTCTACCGGATTGACGGGGAGGATTCCGGAGGCGGTCGAAACGATGTCTCCGGCGACGGCCCCAAACGTGCGATTCGGATACTTGTCGTAAACGAAGGCGGAAGCCACGATGTCGCCGATACCGTAGATGGCTCGGAACTCAACCGGGAGAGGCACCGCGAGATACCAGCGGCCCGTACCGAGGATGAGGTTGTTGCGCCTCACCCATTCAGGGATGTTCCAGTACCAATCGTCGTCTCCGTCACCGCCACCGGCTGCTCCTGCCAGCATGGAGTTGATCATCGGGGTGAGGATGCCCATCATGACAAGTCCGGCAGTAGTCGTTCCCATCTTGACGGGAGAAGCCTTGAACAGACGGAGGAAATTATCGAAGCCCTGTACGCCCGCGTTGTAGAAGTAATGCGTCGCTCCGAGATAAGCGGCGAGACCGCCCCAGAACCCTTCGCCGGACTGCGCACCCCTGCGGTTGAAGTTCACGGATATTTCCTTCGCATCAGAAGCAG